CTTTGTTTCCGAAAAACTTTTTCTCTCTCTCCATTCTCCGATATCACATCTATATAGCAAACTTTTTCTTTTTCGGTGTGTTGGTTAAAAAAGAGGGGGAGCTGTTGCCCCCCCGAGTGTTGTTATGTTGTTGTTTATGCGAAGGTTATTTGGGATCTTTGTTGTAGTTGTACCCTATTTCGGCGGCTACGGGTGTGGGTATGATCCAGTGCCACCCTGCGTTAGCTTGTAGAATTGTGCACCAGGGATCCCATGTTGAGTTTTCGCTAACTACAAAGAAAGCTTGACCGTTGATTTCTTTATAGCCGTGGCCTGTGAATTCTACTTTATCGTATGTGCATTGGTCGGCTAGTGTGGTGGAGCTTTCTAGTGTTGGATTGTAGGGTACTGAGGCTGTGTGACTGTACAGTGTGGCGTGATTGATTGGCTTTGGTGCTATTTTTTCGGCGGTGTACTCCCAGAAGGAATTGCTGAGTTGGCGTACACATTCGTTTATTTGTACGTTGCCTTGACCTAGCAGTTTTGAGGTTGTGAGGCCGAGTTCGTCATCTGGAAACCACAGTTGAACGCCTGGGCGATTAAAGGTGTGTTTGGCGAAGTGCATTTTGTTTGCGAGTGCCCGAGCTACTACTGACCCTGCTGGTGGTTTGTTGTGATACGAGGCCCCGTAGATTAGTGCCATGTGCTTTTTGTAGAATGTGAATGCTGCGCATGCCAACTGTTTTGAGTGTGCCATTGGATAACCCCTTGATTGGTACGTTGGGCGACCACCGCCCCGCGTATGTACATTTTACGCGGGGCGATTGTGTGTGCCTATTAGTGTTTGGTCGGTGTTGGGCTTGGTTTTGCGAGTGCTGCAAAGTGCTCCATGCCTTTGGTGGTGTGTACCAGTGTGATGCCTAGAGGCCCGCCCCAGCCCCCTGCGCTAACGCCTGAGGGGTCGCAGCTATTGCCGCAAGCAAATTTGCCGCAGCTACCGCATGACCAGCTGAACAACGCGAGGCCGTTGTGCTGGCCCCCGGTAATGAGTTGTAGGCGACCTTGATAGTCGCTTTGGTTTGTGGCCCAGTTGTTGGAGCCTATTTGTGGTGCGAGCATTTTTTGTATTTCGCTTTGTGGCACCACCCATTCGGCTAGGGTGTGTAGTTTGGAGCCGGGTAGTTTGGAGCCGCCGTGTAGATCCCATTGTTCTAGCCACGTTACCATTTGCTCGGGTATGCATTGCATAAGGTCGCCTACCTCGTGTGGTAGGTATTCGCTAACGCACAGGGCTATGGTGATTTCGGGTAGGGTTGCCAGCACTTCGGCGGGTATTGGCCCGGCGAGTGTGTGCAGTTGCCCTTTGGCGATGCCGCCCCAACCTTGGAACGGCGCGTATGGTGGAATGCCTATTGGTAAAGCCATGTGACCCTCCTGTTTGTGTGTAGGGCGACCACCGCCCTACTGTTATAATAGTACGGTGGCCGATGGCTGGGAGGCAGTGTTATTTGGTCTTTTTCAGGCATGTGAGTTCGGGAAGTGCGAGAGCGTTTTCCTGTGCTGGTGAGAGGAACCTACGGAAGAACTCCCCGTGTGGCACCCGTGGTTTGTCTTTTTGTTCTTTGCTGGCTAGTTGGACACCTGCGATGAGGGAGAGGCGACTTCTTCGTGTGTAGAATTTCGGTCCATCAGCTGGTAGGCTTGTTCTTTTTGCCCTAGCCATTTCATTTTCCTTCTATCTAGGGTTACGATGTTTAGGTGGCGATTGCGACGTAGCCGATGGATCATGACGGCGAGGTTTTTGGGCTCTACACCTATTTCTTCGGCTTGTGTTGTTGTGATGATGCCGTGTTGTACGAGGTGTTTTTCAACTTCGTCAACGAAACCTTTTCTTTTCATGGGGAATTCCCTCTTCAAAAAGCCCCCCGTCTCAATTGAGACGAGGGGAAGTTTACAGGGAAGAGTCACTGAGGGATACAGTGACCCTTTTAAGATACTATGCCCGGAGGCTGCGCTGCTACAAGTTTGATAAAGCTAGTACCCCAGCTTTTGCTTGACCGGCTTTGGCCCCCGTTTAGGAGGAACCATGTCATGGCGTTTTTCTTGGCCGATGTGCCGCGCCGTGCCCCGGAGGCCCAGATGGCGGCGAGATTGGTTTCGCCTTTCACCCCTTTGAGATGATCCATCAGGTCCATGTACCGCACCCCTTTTTTCTCGTACGTTTGGTTGGAGAAGAAGGGAATGGGCTTTGGATCTTCTATGGCCACGTTTGGCATTAGTAGTACGGCCACGTTTTTGGGTTGACCTCCGGCGTGTTCTTTGATCCACTTATGAATTTGGTCGTGGGTGATTTCTTCGCCTTGGCACACTAGCTCTGGCAGTTTGGCGGTTGCTTTTTTAAGAGTGGGTACGCTGACGGTTTTGGGATTAGCGAAAGCTTTTTCCCGTGCTTTTGCGAGACTGACTGCTTGGGCCATTTTGTAACCCCTTTCTGCGGGTTAAGGGTTGGGATGAGATACCCCAGCCACTGCGTAATATTACACCCTTGGATAACCGGGTGCAATAACTAAATGCTCAGTTTGAAAAAAGGAAGAAAAGTACTACGATGCCAAATATTGCGGATAGCACTGCTGATAAGATCATTAGTAAACTCCTTTCATAACAAAAATTCCAACACTAAAGCGGCCACGCCACAGATTAGAATCACATCGGCGCATATGCTCCAAACTATGTACATTTTAAAAAGGAGCTTGCCCGCTTGCTTGGCGGAAGGTGTTTTCACTGGAGAGCCCTCCGCCGGTATGAATGGGTACCTCCATTTACCCGTGAATAAGGACGGAAACAAGCCAAACAAGGGCGAGTAACGTGCCCATCCCTAAGAGGAAAACAACACCCTCAAAAAGGGCGTAAAGGATGCTGAACATCAGCCCGCCTGCCCCATTATGGCTTTATCGGCTTCTTTTTCAGCGCGTTCTCGTGCTCTCCAAGAGTGCTCCCCTACTTCTGGGGTGACGTTTAAAAACTTGATGTCGCTACCTTTAGCAAAGCACGTGATCTCAAACTCTTGACCATCCCCATCACGGATGATAAGAGTGGTGCCGCGCACGTGAGAGATGTTTAGCTTTTCTATTAATACGGTGGTTACGTTGTGAAAATTCATGCTTGCGTTTCTCATTGGGTACCTCTTTTAAGTTGTTGTAGTAATATTACTGTGCCAGGGGCGATAAACCAGCACAACAAGTATTTTATCCTTCTTTTATTACTTCAAATTCAACTTCTACTTCTTTCAGCGCAGGGAAGTCCCTTTGCAACTCATTTATAGCTCTCATTACTTCTTCTCTACTCATCTGATCAATTTTCCCGTGAAGAATTTCTTTGCGGTCAACGTACAGTCCAGCAGCTTGGCCCCTGAATTTTTCAGCGTTGATTGCCGCAGAGTAGTTTCCGTTCTGCAGGGCTTCATCGCGCAACTCGGCCATCTTCTTCATGTGCTTTTCGTAGGTGACTTCGTACTTTCTGCCCAGTTCTAGCTTTAACTCCCTGATACGAACGGTCACATTGGGCCATCGGTTGGGGTTTAGTAACTCGCTCGCTTTGCTATGCGCACTGCGATTGCTGTAGCCCGCTTCCACCGCGCACTGACTCTGCGTTAAGTCTTCTCGCGTAACGTAGAGCTGACAGAAGCGATCTTGTATCGGGCTAACCCCTTTTTCTCTGCGCGGGTTAGCAACGATTTCTAACTTATTTTTGTGTGTGACTTTCGGCGCTACCATAATCAGGAACCTCTGGCGCTGGGGTGGGTGGAGTGTAAGGTCGGGCTACGAAAGTGCAGAACCCGATTTCTGAAGAATCTTGTTTTCGGGAAAGGTGTGCGCTTAGTTGGCTGCACAGCATCATCGTAGGCATTACAATCTCTTGTTTGATGACTAGAACCTCAGCTTTAAGTTCAGGACTGAACTGCAACACGCCTATAATTAAAAGAATTTTATCCATCAAAACCTCCTTTGAGAGAAGTTCCCGGTGCGCTGTGATTTTCAGGCTATGACTTAGGAGACCCCTTATTGACTATCTGTTAAACCGTTACTAACACTTTGAGGGCGATTTAACAGAAGCATCACAGCGTTGAGGGTGCCCAAACCGGGAGCGGCACCCATGGAGGTTATGTGTCTCTCCCTCAAAACTTGTGGCTATCCATAGCGCCGTAAGTCTTTTTTAACGCTTTGGAGTGCACGTTCTACTTGCGCCATCTCTTTGCGCTGGGTGGAGTAGGCATAGTCATTGCCGTACTCTATACGCACCAGCATTTTTTCAAGGCGGGCCTGTTCCGCGTGCAACACTAGCAGCTCACCAGCTACTGTTTCAATTGCTTCTGCGTACTTCGGATCGTCTTCCGCGATATCTGGGTGTAAACTTACATGGTCTTGCGCGGCAGTATGAATTTGTGACATTTTACCCATAGTGGCCTCCGTTGGTTGCCTTGTACTTAAACAGTAGTAGGGGCGAATAAGGGCCACAAGCTTGTTTTACTCCTGCCATTTATGCGCACTTAACAGGTAGTTACTGACTATCAGGCATGTGGCACAGATAACTCGTTGCGTCTCTTCCAGCTCCAAGAAAAACCTGGTACTTTCACAGCCTTCCTCTGGACATTGGAGCACGACTACATCCTCTAGCGCTTCTTCCCATGTTTCTTCTGGCCCTCCCAGCGTTAAAGATTCTGGGGTGTACGAGCCGGGAAAAGGGATCACGTTATCGGCCATTATTAATCCAAAAGCTTTCGGATGATAGACAAGCTATCCGTTCTTTGCTGACGCACAACGTTTGGGTCTGACTTTCGTAGTATCATCTCCAACTGCACACTCAGCTTCCATACCTTATCATGCCCCGTTTGGTATATCTGGTTCGCCTTACGAATTGTATCCTTTAAAGGCTTGCAGTAAAGCATGAGCTCTAGAACATCGATCATTTCTACTACAAGTTGTTCGTCTAAAGATAGGTCTGATTTGGTAGGGAACCCCATTTTGTCGCACACGTTTTCTTCTATCTGGGTGATGATCCTTAGAAAATCTTCGTTGGCCCATTTTAAAGGGCTGGGGATATCTCCAGTAAACAGCTCCGGCACGTCATGATAAAGGAAGTAACGCCACACTTGCATCGGCGCGGAAGGCCAAATCATATCTAAAAGAACCAGCCCCCGCCAAGTGTGCTGACCTACCGTTTGTCCTCGGCCAACTTTCGGCGCGGTGTGGTATCGTAGGATATCGCCGCCTTCTAGCCGTTGGTCCAACTGTTCTTTGAAAGCGCTCACGTCTCCATCTGTGAGTGTTTCCCCGTTATCCCTCGTGTCCATGGTTTATCTCCAAAGGTTTGTTTTGCTTCCCCCCAGTTTTTACCGAACTCAGCATCTACAAGACTGGGCACCCGTAGCTCTACACAGGTTTCCATGATTTCTTTGATCTCCTTGGCTTCTTTTTCAGAAGACACCGAAAAGTCAAGCTCGTCATGTACTTGTATCATGGGCAAGTAGCCATTTTCGTGCAGGGCGACCATGGCTGCTTTGGTTTGATCCGCTGCGCTGCCCTGTATAAGCTTGTTGAGGGCCTTGTAGGTAAAGGCGCGGCGAATGCTAGGGCCGTGCTCGTCATAGGCCTCCTGGTAGCTTAGAGACTTGTATAGGCCATACCGGCTGGGCTCCCACTTATCAAAGCGGCACCGCCTACCTAACAGGGTGCGGATCACCCCCTTGGTGGAAGCGCGCTTCATAGCGTATTCGCTCAACTGGCTCACAAACGGAACTTTTGCGTGGTACTCTTCAAAAAGCTTTTTACCTTCGTCTAACTCCAGCCCCAAGCTCGTCGCTAGCTTCTTGGTGCCCATCCCATAGAACAACCCAAGGTTGATGTCCTTGGCCTGTTTGCGAGGAAGGCCCACAATATCCGCTGCCATTTGGTGGAAATCTGTTGTTGCATCTTTATGGTACTCATCTGCAAAGGCCGTGGCCCCGTTGAACCCTAGAAGGCTGCTGTAGTGCACAACCAAGCGGGGCTCTTGGCTGGAGTAATCAAAGGTGCCCCACACGGTGTCTTTTTCGGGCACAAACAGGCTGCGAATTAACGGGCCAATTTCAGCGTTCCGTGCAGGCATTTGTTGCAGATTAGGGTTGCTGTAGCTAAAGCGCCCGGTGACTGTTCCTGCGTCGTCGCTTCGCAGTTGGTTCAGTTCAGCGTGAATTCTACCATTGTGGTTATGTTTGAGGATGGTGTCTACGAAGGTCGTTCGGGCCTTGTTAAGCTCTCGTGCTTCTACAATCATTTTGGGAACTTTGTGTTCGTGGTTTTTTAGCCAGAACTTGGTGAAGCTTGGAACACCCGTCTTTTCGGTGCGGGGGTAGGGCAGATCAATCGCGTCAAAGGCTTTGGCAATGCTCGCAGCAGCCCATATTTCAACGTCTTTGCCTGTCTCGCGCTTTATTTCGGTTAGGAATTCTACTTCTCTTTTGTGGAAGTACCCTTTTAGTTCTGCGGCCCTATCTATATCAATGGGCACCCCACGATGCCGCATGGGTATGACGGTAGCGAGGACTTTGTTTTCAAGAGCTAGGATATCCGCTATGTCTTCTTTAACAATCAGCACTTGAAAGTGGTTCCACAACCGTAGCGTAAGCGCTGCGTCTTGCTCGGCGTAGGCCCCTACGAAGCTGGCTGGAAGCTTGTACATTTCGCTCTTGGCATCCACACCAAACTCAGCGGCTGCTTCTCGTAAGCCTTTTTCTGACTTAATGTCTGCAAGGTAGTCTCTGCTTAAATTATTTAGCGAATAGCTGAACCGATTTTCATCCAACAAAGGGGCAACCACCATGGTGTCGCGTATTGCCGAGTGGATGGTTACCCCTTCAGCGAGGAGCCAGCCCACATCGTACTGCGCATTGTGAAACACAACTTGCCGAGTGGGTTCTTTAAGCAGGTCAGCTAGCCAGCCCAAGGTTCGCTTCACATCAAGGTTGGGGCCAATTTCATGCCGGATAGGGAAGTACCATGCTTCATTTTCAACAGCTACTGCGACACCGATAATGTACCCGTCTTTTCGGGGCCACCCGCTACCGCGTTCACGGAGGTGTGGGTCTCTTGTTTCAAGATCCACGGCTATGGTGCTGTACGCTGATAGGTCAGGAAATTCTGTTGGTGCTACCCATTCCCCCTTGGGGGCAAAGAAGGTCATTTGTCTGTGGTCTTTAACCATTGTTTTTCAACCTTCATGAACAGGCCGCAAGAGCACTTAGGCCATTTGTTTTTGAGCGTTCTAACAACAAGTGTCCTAGCTTCTGCGCTACAAGTGCAAGTTGCCAGCAGGGGCTTTTCCATGTTGCTTTCAGGGGTTACCCCTTCTTGCATCAAGTGTCCTCTTCGGGATCAATGGGCTCCTGATCAATGGCGTATTCTTCGGTTTGCATCCAACACCACGCTTCAACCAGTAGAAGGTAACGCCGAAGGTCTTTGATATCGTCTAGTATTCCTTCTTCCCGCCCGTCTTCTTCCACGGCGTGGAACACATCGTAGGAAGATTTTTCCACTTGCACATTTATCCTGTCCCACTTGCGGGCCAGCATCATGAAGGCACCTACTCCCCCTCTTTTGCGCCAGCTATCGCCGTAGCTTTCTTCAGACTTCCGCAGCGCTTTCCAATCTTTTTCAGTAAGCGCTTTAACAACTTCTATGATTTCACTGTCCATGAGCTATTTTCCTTCTTTGGGCTTTTGTGCGCTTGCGCAGCCCCATTCTTCTTCTGGCGCTAGCGTGTTCACTTCGTAGCGCATGGGTGCCCTTCGTTGAAGCCACTCGCAACAGGCCACCCGCCAATCGGCAGACTGAATTTTTTCAGCGGCTTGGATTGCTTTCCCAACTTCTTTTGTAGGGCTTTTCCAAAGCTGCCATGCTTCCCGCATGGGCTCTGCAACGTAGGGGAAAAAATCGTTTAGGTAGTCGTAGCCTCTTTGCATTAGGGGCTCTTGGCCGTCCATGAAGTACGTTAGCTCTTCCTCAAACGTTTCCGTATCCATTACCAAGGGGGTGTTGTTCACTTCTGAAAACGTCAGGTAGGGTTCGTAGTCGGCGACTAGGCCCTCCAACTTGGGCAATGTGTCTAGGTAGGCGTGGAAGTTGTTGCTGAACTGAACATAGGTTCCAACCGCAACGCCAACCATCCCGGCCATGTACTCTTGCAGGAAGCTCATGTGCACTGCGTTCGCTCCGAGCGCACCCCAAATCATGTCATTGCTGCGGTTGCACACGGTCATGTGCAACCGGTTGGGAACGAGGGAGCCTGTTTCTTCCACACGAAAGTAGATGTGGGTGTTGCAAGGGAGATCTACGTTGTGGTTCCCAGAGGTGAGATCACTATCTGGATCCCACATATTTAGGACACATCGGCGGTCGTTTGGGTACTCTTTTAATCGTGCGATGATAATATCTAATTGGTTGTCTTCAAACCAATTCTTCCATCGGTACCCGTATGCCCCGTGGAAGTTGACACCGTTATCGCTGTAGACGGACATTCTGTTGTTGAACCGTTGCACAAACTCAACGTCTCTGCGCCCGGCCAACATCCACATACTTTCCATGAAGTGAAAGAACGGGTTGGCATCTCTTTGAGGATAGAACAGTACCCGCTCTTTGGGGTGACTGTAGGAAACAGCGACCGGCGCGGGAAACTCTAACGCGGGGCCGTTTCGTGTTTCACGAAGTACACCATTTTCTTTTAGGCTTTGGTTCACAACAAACAGGGCTTCGCTTACATTACGCACATTGAAAGTGAACATGGTCTTTCTACACCCTTACTTTTTCAGTTTTTTCTGAAGTCCCCACACTGCTTGGGCACCCTTTTGTTTTAGCTCTTCTAGCCCTTCCTCTGCCTTGTATCGCCATAGCATGGCTTGCTTGTTACGGTGGGCCACAGGAACAGGTAGGCCAACCTTTTTTATGTCTGCAGGAGTACTGATAATCCACTCTGGGGGAACTTCGTACCCGGCTCTTTTGAGTGTGTGCGCGGCGATGTCGTCTACGAACATGAACAGGTCTGCGCTGAGTGCTTCATAGAATCGGTTGGCCGGACTGGTGTACAGGTCGTTGCTTGTTTCGTCTTCCATATAGATGGTGCAGCCGTATTGCTGGAGCTCTTCTACACTTTTGAAGGGGCGTACAAAGCTGACTTCGGTTGGTCGCTCGTGCTGCAACCCTGTGTAGCTTTTAGGGATTTCTGCAAACTTGTTTCGCACTTTTGTGGCACAGCTAATTACCACTGGATAGTTGGCATGGCCATAACAGCCAAATAACAGCCGTGCGAAGGCGTCCTTCCGCCCTGGCCTACATGCACCCCAGTAAAAAACGGAGCCGCTGTGCGGCCCGTTATGGGGCTCCCTACGGGGGGAGGGGGTATAGGTGAGCTGGTTCCAGTTTAGGTACACATCTCCGGGCTTGATTATAAACTCCGGGACTGTTCCCCAAAGGAAAATCTCTCCTTTAGTGAATGGAAAATCATGGCTCCAACCCCGTTCATCTCGCACAACCTTTTGTACTTGGCTGATAGGGTGAACGTTGTAATCGTTCTGCACATAAACCAACCGATCACAATGAAGGGCTTGCTCCGCCAACTCCCTACGCAAGTCAGGGTGGGCAAACGCACCCATGCTGTTGACGTAGAGGATATTGCGGTACTTTTTCTTAAACTGCCCCGGCCCATCCACCAAGGGTAACTCATACTCATCAGAAATGAACTTCGCGATCTTGGCACTGGCAATAGTCGTTTTGTCCGCGCACTTTGTCAAGTGCACAACAACCGTATCTTCTTTCATGATGGACTCCTAGTTAACCGGGTACCACTCACCATCGTTATAGGACACTTTGCTTCTTGGCCGACCTTGGCCTAGCCGTACCCGTTCGTACTTATCCCACTCACACAAGCTGTGCTCTATGCAACGCATATCAATGTTGTCGTCATCAGCTTGAGGCATCGCTACATAGTAGTCCTTGTGCAAAAGGAGTTTTCTCATCTCCTGGTTCCAATCGGCGCGGCCATTGGTAAGCGGGCGATCGTGGATCCGGTTCAACCCACGTTTGGCTCCAGGACCAGCGTTAGCCCAAGTCATTTTATCTTTCGCATTAGCTAGGACCGGTGTGTAGTTCATATCAGTGACAGCTTCATACGCCATGAACCCGCCACCACCCCAGCCTTTCAACTTTCCAAGGGCCTTGTGCATAGCCCTCAAACTTTTCTGCTCAGCGACCTTGGCTAGATCTTCACTGTTACGCCACACGGGCTCTAAAAAGAGATCTACTACCACTTCTTCCTTGGGCAGTTTCAACCCTTGGTTAGTGATGATGTAAGCACCCGTGAACACCTTTTCTTTTCTGTTCAACTTTTCACGGGCAGTTGATTTTAAAAGGCTGGGGTTGAACTCTGTTTGCCACCCAACAGCTTCTGCGAACTCCGGCGTTCCAAACATCCTGAAAAGACAGATGTTATAGATCTGCTGGCAAATAGGCGCTTGCTGGTGCGGGTTAGTCCAGTTCTGCCTCATCCAAATAGTTACGCGATCGTTTTCACGAAACGGGTTGGTGAACTTGTACCGTTGCAGTATCTCGTCTTCTGTGAACGGTGCTGGGCCAACTTTCCGCTTTAGGTAGATGCTATGGCGCTCGTTGATCCAGTGGAAAAAACTTTCTACGTTTTCCGTTTTCATGCATCTATTCCTTTTTAAGCTCGATAACTTCTTTTTTTACCGCCAATCGAATGTCCGCACCGCTGCCTGGACTGGTCAAAGCAGAAAGCCTGTTCAAAGCTTCCCCAACTGTTCTGCACTGAAGGATCACCTGCTGGTTACGCCACCGCTTGCTGTCTCTTCGCACACCAACGGGCTCATCCAACAACGGAACGATGAGCAGCTTTTTATCAAGCCACTCATTTCGTCCCCGCCCTTTTCCATGGGAGGTTACGTTTTCAGCAGCAGGGGTGTCAGAACTGGGGCCGGGGTAATCAGGCTTTGGTCCTCGTTTGCCGGGTGTATCTTCTAGAACCTCTAGCGGTGCATCACTTTCTGTACTCATTTGTTTTTTCCTTCTTTTTAGAATTTTTTTCAAGCCTAGCGTTTTAAGATCGTGTGCGGTGAACGTTGTACCATCCGCCCAACCAGACCTATATTGCCAGTCCTCTAAGCTGCTCACTGCGACCTCCTAAAAAGTCCAGAGCACCCTCTTTTATTGTTCAAGAGCACCCTTTGCACAAGCCTTGTTTTGTCAGTCGAAAGGCTGGGGGGCCGTGAGTATGGCCCCCCAGAAAGAAGCTTTGGTTCACGCCGCCTTGGCATATTCTAAGGCTTTGTCTAAAGCGCGGCGCTTGACATTAGCCCCACTGCCGAACCAAGCACTATGAAGGCCGTTGCCCTCTACACGGCTTTTCTTCAGGTGGTCTGTTACATACGTCACACCGTTCAAAGCGCCCCACCAAGTACCCTTGGCAGAGGCCATGTCGGAGCCGGGGCTGGTTTCAATAGCATCTCGGACAGCAAGTGCCGTGCGCTTAAACTCATCGCGCAAGGCGGGCAGGTTATCGTTAGAAGAAGCTTTGCCCCGTTCTATCAACGTTTTTGGTTGGAATAACTCTGCAACGTAGTCATCTAGTTGCGCTTCGGTGGCACGGTGTTCACTTAAGAATGTTGCTTGCTCAGAGAACTCTTTCATCGCACTTTCCGTTAACCCAAGAGCATTCTCCGCTGCGGAGATAATTTCTTCATCAAACATTTGCACATGCAACACCCTAAAACGAGCCCCACCTTGCTGAAGGGCCAGTGTGAGGGTGTTGTTGCAAACCACACGGATGGGCGTAAACATCATGGTCATGGCCTTGCCAACTTCATGGCTATTATTTAACAGCAAATAACCGTTGACTTCGTCGCCCCCTACAAGCACCGTCTTGCTGTTAAGCTTTGCCAACCCCCAGATATCCTTGCCATCACGAAGGCTACCCGCTGTTTCCATAGACATGGAGCCAGCTTCTGTGAACTTCTTGAAAAAGCCCATAACGTCATGGTTTTGGAAGGGGATATAATCATTCCCAGCCACACTCAACACGGTGTTATCAGTGTCTCGCATAAGGACGTGTTGGTTTTCAACGGGTAGGAAGCTAGCCTCACCGGTGGGGTCCACAATGTTCCACACGTTTGGCTTGTTAATAGTATATAGGGGCCGCTTGGAAACGGTCCAGTTCAACTGCGCAGCCTCCAGCATTTCCTCTGGGGTCATGTCAGCTTCAACTTGCCGACCCAAGCCATGCCAAGGAACTTCTCCGGCATAGGCCATTGTTTCTACTAGGTGTGCCATTATTCTTCCTCCTCATCTTCAAACATTGAACGGGGCAGGTGCTCAAACTCTTCAAACGACATGTCTAAAGGGGCTTCTGTGCCTGATTGGTCAAGCATGAACACAACGCGCATATGCTCTTCATTGTGTATGGCGCTGTGATAAACCGGGTAGTGAGCTTCTGGAAGGGTCTCTAAAAACCTAACGTCCCAAGCCCGGTTATAGCCATTTTCAATAGCTTGCTGGTTTATGTCCCGCAGCAAGCCTTTCGTTGCATAGGTTATTTGTACTGCCACAAGGTTCCTCCTATAAGCTGGTTATAAAACCAAAGTACGGGGCACGAACAACGGGTGGTAGTACGTTTTGCTCTTTTGATAAATTAGGCTGGGAGCTCATAACCAGAGCCGTGCATGGGGTGGATCAAGTGCAGGGATTGTTTTGCTCGCGTAAGCCCCACATAAAAAACACGGGCTTCGTCATCTTGCTCAACTGCGGACCACCGTGAGTTTGATCGTGCGCTGATATCAGTCATCAAGCACACGTTATCCGCTTGCGAACCTTTAGCGCGATGAATGGTAGATATCCTAACGCGAGGCGTTCCCGTTAACCGCTCACCTTTTTTCAAACAAGCGGCTATGTACCTAGCATCGCGTTCACTGACCAAACCCAACGCTTTCTCCCAGGGGCTGTCGGTTAACAACCCAAAACTCTCTTGGAGTTCTTCTATCCCGTAAAGCATGTCTTCCTCGGTGCCTTGCAAGCCTTTAAACCCATAAGCCACCTGCTCATTGACACGCATTAATTTGTAGACTTTGCGGATGTCTGTGACTGAAAACTTATACCCTTCACGCATTTTTTCCCAGATAGTAATAGCTTGGATCACCCTACTATCCGCGCTAGAACTTCCTTCATAATCATACAAATATCCTCGGCTGCGCACTTCTTCCTCTAACTGGTTGGCCCCGCGCACCGTTCTTGCAAGGAGTAACCAATCCCCCTCCGATAAGTTGACCTGCTCACTGTGACGGTACCAACTAATCGTTCCATTTTCTGCCCGTGGAAGGAACTGCTTATCCCTTCTGTTAAAGACACTTTTAATAAGGCGCTGGCTGATTTCATGGTGGGTTTTAGGAATTCTAAACGACTGGCTTAACGTATGCACCGAACCCGCTAAATTGATAAAGTGATCAATGTCTGCCCCAGCCCATCGGTAAATAGCTTGGTCATCATCCCCTGCGATATAAACGTGCTCAGCTTTCTTGGCGATTTGATGAACCATTTGCCACTGCAAAGCAGAAAGATCTTGGGCTTCATCTATTATGACAACTTCAAGCTTAGGGCAAAACGCCCCACAAATGAACTGCTCCAGCATATCGGTATAGTCGTATAAGGAATGAACTTTCTTATAGTGGGAGAGCCCCCGCGCCACATATTCAAGGTTGCTCCACGTTACTAAGTGCCGAGATGGGCTTGCTTCATACACACTCTTTAAAGGCATCTGCGTGATTCGAGCAATGTTGATGAGCTCTAAGTATTTATCACCGTAGCCAAAATCTCTAAACGGCCCAGCCTCTTGCTCTTTCCCAAAAAACGTGCCGATTTTTAACCAGTGCGAAACTTCTTCAAAGTGCTTGCGGCTCATGATTTGGCTACGCAGGATACCGAGCTGCAAATACGCCAAGCTATGAAGAGTCCTAAAGTAAGGGAGCTCTGATACGGTGAGATTAAAGCGCTCCATAGCCCTATGCTTTGCTTCTAAGCTGGCCCGTCTGGTAAAGGCCAAATAGGCTATGCGGTCTGGTGGGACACCTTTTTCTAGGTACTTTTCTACAATGCGAATGCTGGTTTCGGTTTTTCCCGTACCGGGGGGTCCGAGAAATATTTGGATCATAGTATATCTTGCTCCGCTGCTAAGGGAGGAAGCGCAAGAGGAGTGTCTTCATTTTCAAACATTTTCTGTGGCAACGACCAGACATGAAGGCCTCTTCCGCGCACCCGCCAAAAGGTTTTTTCGGCGGGCATATCTTGCAACCGCAAGGTTATCTTGTTGGAAGAGTAGTGGGCGAAGTCATTGGCTTGAAGGTGCTTGCGCACATCCTTCACTTGGAAGAACACACGGCCTTCTGTCCAGACGGAAATCCCCTGCAACAAGTCTTCCCTTTCAGAGCCACGCGCCCTTTCACAACAAAAAGAAAACAGCAGGTCTTCAAACTCTCCCTCAAGTGTGGCATCAGGCGGCACCTCTACAATGGTAACCTTATCTAGCAACGTCTGGATTTTGGTCTGCCACGCTCTTTGGTTTATAGCCACGGGGAACTTATTGATTTGAGACACGCACTCTTTTTGGAACTGTGCCTGTACTGTCAACCCCGTTGTACCAAGCTCTAACCGTTGCCCATCCACATTCAGAAGCCAAATGGGCGGGTCTCCGTCTATCTTTGTGAGGCTGGTTAAGTCAGAGCTAATTCCTGTGGGACCAACCCCAAATTTCCTTTCGCGACAAAGCACCTTGTCACAATGAGCATTGATAGGTTGGTCCTCGCAGCGGTAAAAGTAATCTTTCTTTTGCAACTGTTTTATGACCGTGCCCACTTCCCCGTGGGGGAGCGGAGGCACCAAGTGCTCTACATTGTACTTTTGAACTAGGGTTTCCCAGTTTTCTTGGTCGAACATCCTAGCGTAAACGCCAAGGTTAAAGAGAGCGTTGTTCCTACTCCCTTCTGAAAAACCTTGGGCGCATAAGTGCTGGAGGCACGGTGGCCCTTGCTCAAGGATTTCTACCTTTTTTGACCCTATGAAGAGCTTTGCGATATCGAGGGCGTAAAAATCGTCTATGGAGAGACTTATTTTAAACGCTTCTTCTAAAAACTCTTCGGCGGTTAAAGAGTCACCTTTTTTATCAAAGGCATAGCGCACCGTGCGAACGTTTGCTTGATAGGGCATGTTAAGGAAATTTCCTGTATCACCCCGATCTAGCAGTAACTCTTCCTGTTTTGGAAAAATCTCACTCCTAGCGTAACCTAGAACGGCGGCAAGCTCCGTTAACTTCCGCCGCATATCCACAGCAGGAACGCCCTCTTTACAAAAGAGCCAGACATGGGCTCCCCCTGACTTCGTTCGCCCTACCATCACAGGAACAAGATGCTTACGTAGCTTTTGAATTAAAGTTTTGTGGACGGTAGTGTAGTCATCTATGTCAATAGCCCCCCAACGGCAGGAGTTATCTATGCAGATGGGGATTATGCCTATGCCTGTCACACCCTCTAAGTGTTTTTGCCAAAGCTCTAGAGAAGCAGGTTGCCTCACGACACTTGCATTGCCCTTCTGCTTGCCTTGGCCCGCAGATTTAGAAACAATGAAAGTGCCGTGTGCAATCTCGCTACCCCAGAACAGCTCTAAGAACTGCGCTGCTAATGTGCTCATTAGAACGGAGCTTCGTCTTTCTCAGAGCTCTCCGCGCCCTTGGTTTCCACCGGACTTACCGCACCATCTGCAACAGCCAATTTAAAATCACGGCACTCATGCAATAACTCTATTTCTTCATGGCCCGGAGAAAGTACCAAAGCTCGTTCGTGTGAAATATCCCAACCGAACCAGTCGCCTTTATCGTTTGACTCCGCAGCGGTTCGCAAACGGTACATTTGGCTGAAACTAGGCTGGGTAAAGGTGGTACCATCCCTTCTTTTGGCCTTAAAACCCGCTAGAAGAGCGACCCAACGACGAGCCTTCTTTAGCTGGGTGCTGCTCATCGTAATGCAGCATTTCTGATATTGGCCTCCGTGCAGTAGTACAACGAAAAACTGTGCCGTGTTGGTGAGCACGTTTCCATTGGGAAGCACATCTTCCCCACGGTCGCTTTTAGTGGTCTGCTTCAGCATGTCGCTATCTATGGGGTAACTACCAACAAAACCACCACCAGAAGAGCGCGGTTGCCACTCCACGAACCTCCTATTGTAATGGCAAGGAACAACCAGTATTCCCTTTTCCCCATCATAAGCTTCATTGGCCACGGTGTTATAAATCATGCCCGCTTCGGCACCTTCTACATACGCACCGTCACGTTTATTGACTTGGGGGCTGAGTTGTGCCAACACCCGCAGAAAAGGAATGGCTAGGTCTTCTGCTGTTACCTCTTCCAAGCCCTCCCCTGCAAACTCCTCAAGCACGGTGCTTGGGTCAAACGCAATCACTTCACCTTCATTTATCTTTGTCACAGCCATGGTCATCCCTTTCTTGTGATGCTAGCTTTTTCGCCAATAAACACATTGAATAGGTCTTGCGGCAAATCATGCCCACCTTCAACCTGCTCTCTTACAAACGCTTTAAGCGTCATGGGTTCTACCCATTTTTTGGTGCTTACACGGTGGCCAGAACCTTCTAGCTCATCCGCTAGCAACTGCGCACCGTTTTCTTCTCCACGGCTAAAGCTTGCCGTGACCACGTTTTTAATGAGGTCACCAAACCCTTCGCCGTTTAACCAATCAAACGCAGCTTCCGTGGTTTCTTTGTTGATAGAAGCTCCGTAGAACGTTTTCACGGAAACTTTGCTACCATCTCTAAGCTCAACACTGTGCAAGCCTAACTCTGTCATAGCCGCAGGAAGCAGGTCTTCTTGGATAGCACGGAGCTCTTCTTTGAGCCTCTTTGTTTCCGCATCAGAAGCTAACACCTGCTCGTGCAAACGTAGCTGTGAACGCGCTAGTGCAGACACGGTGCCAAGCTTATCATCACTGAACGAACCAAACAGCTCGTCAATGTCCTCTAGCACAGAGGATACGCCTAAGTCACTGTTCATAGTTTTTTCCCTGAAGGTTGATAAGGATGGGGTAGTAATGCTCTTCCAATCGGTCCCATTTCAGCACCCTGAAAAAGCCACTGGAAATGTCGCTTACAAACGCGCAAGCAATACCAATGACTACAGGGTCACCAGACAATAAAAGGTAGTCTTTCATGGGTTGGAACCCACCTAGCTTTTTCTGTATCATTGAACAGATGGGGCTTACAGAAGAGGTGACCTGCTCCTTTGCGGGAACAACGGTTTCCACTTCTCCAAACTCGAAGGCATTGGAAATATCCCGCCCTCGCATTTCCTGCACTATGTACACAGTCATTGTGCAACCAGCAGAGCAACTGCGGAGACAACCACCGGAACGGTTAAAAACAACAGGGAAATAATGGCTATTAGGCTCATGACACAACTCCTTTCTACGAGTGTTACCGCCTTACTATATTTTAGCTATTATATAAGGCAGGGCAACTAGTGTTTTATCTTTAGACCAACCATTTTTTGTAACCTTCATCCATCACTTGCGTGGCGAGGTTGATTTTCCCCCGTAAGGCATGAAGGATCTTTTCGTCAACGGTACCCTTTGCCACAATGTCTAGATAGGTGACCTTGTTCGTCTGCCCGATGCGGTGCGCCCTGTCCTCAGATTGCAACCGTATTTCTAAGTCGAACCCATTGGAAAAGTAGATCACTGTTTGAGCTTGGGTTAGTGTGAGGCCATACCCACCAGAACGGGGTTGGCCAAGAAAGAACCGAAACGGGTTTTCTGGTTCCTGAAACTCTTTAACAATCTGTTGCCGATCTTCCATCTTCACAGCGCCATAAAAAAGCCGATACGTTTCTTTCCCGTACACCTTTTCAATCTCTTCAGCGATGCGTAACAAATCATGGGTGAAGTTGCACCAGATTATGCACTTACCCTCTATTTCTTCCAACGTTTCTAGCAGCACCTTAATTTTGTTGGAAGGGAAAGTGATTATTTCCCCTTGGTCGTTCTTCACGTGCCCAGAGCAAATTTGCTGGAGCCGCATCAGCTGCGTCAGTACGGTGCTAGCTGTCACCTCCCCTTCTTCTAAGAAGGCCATTGCGGCACGCCGCATGCTCTCGTAAGCCGATTTCTGCTCTGGGGTTAGCTCAACCTCCCTTTTCTGATACACCTTGTCTGGGAGGTCTAGGCACTCTTCTTTTCGTACCCGAAAGCTAAAGGGCTGGATAATCTGGTTAAGCTCTTCCAGGTTTTGGTACCCCACCACCTGTTGAAAGCTGTGCGCACCCATCGTTTTACGTTGTATTTTTGCATAGCGGTTAAGGAACCCCCAGTAGGAGTTTTGGTTTAGACTTCTTTTTTCTAGAAATTCACATTGCGTAAACAAATCTAAGGGTGACTGCGTTACAGGTGAACCCGTAAGAATTCTTCGATAGCTCGCGTACTGGGCCAGCCGAAGCAGCGTTTTGGTTCTTGCAGCAGTTCGGCTTTTTATCGTAGTGCTTTCATCAATAGCTAAAAGGTTAGGCGAATGAGCGCGAAGCACCCTTTCAAGAAACGCTGTCCCCTTTTTGGTGCTTAAAGATTCTACATTGATAAGAAGAATTTTTAGTTTAGAGTCGTCCTTACGCAGGAAGTTTTTCCGTTGCTCTTCATTGCGTTTGGAAGACCCTGGTGCCCAACACAGCAGGTCTAGTTCAAAACGGTCGGGCAAATGGGACGGAACTTCGTTTGCCGCCCAGTTTAAATAAACGCTTTTGGGCGCGATGATACAGGCACATTTTATATCGCCTCTTTCAAAGAGAAGGCCCACATTGTCTAACAGCACTTTGCTTTTGCCTGTTCCCATGTCCATGAAGTAGGCAAAAAACGGCGCATCTGCTCCTTTATGCAAGGCTTGAGACTGGTGTTCATACGGTTGCGTCTTGAATTGGTATGTTGTCACACGGTTGCCCCTATTCCCCTTTTATTGCAATTAACCGTAGCACCCCCGATGGGTGGGGGTAACCGGTGTTTAGTCAAAAGGACAAGGTTTGCTTTATAGATGAGATATCGGACATTTGCGGAAGTGATTTAAAATAAATCGTCCCCGATATCATAATATCAGCTATCTGGCTATACAACGTTTACAGTGGCTTAGTACTTTCTCTGTGCCGCGCGACGATTTGGACTTTCTGTTTTTTCCGTCTTCTCTACCCTGGGATATCTCATCTATATAGCAAAGTTCGAGCATTTAGGGTAGGCACGCCCCTTGGCAACAATCCTCAAGGACACGGCCACACTCTTCACAAGCCAAATGGCCATGAACATAGTGCATTCCTGGAACGCGCCCTGGCTTGCAAAGCTTGAGGCAACGCATACACAAAATCTGTTCTAAGTCATACCCGGAATCTAAGCTCATTCCTTCTGTGCCCCTTGCAAGTACCCGAATCGGGTTTCAAGCACCGAAATGCGGCGTAACGACTCGGACTGCATATTGCTAATTCTAGTGAGCCCGTTTAAATCTTCCAAAATGTTTTGGAGTTTCGTGCCTTGCTCTTTCACATCGCGCTTTAAATTGACCGTTTCTTCAATAGCCATTCGTGAAGAAACATTTTCCATTTCTTTCTTTAACACCCCAATCGTATGTGACTGCTGTGAGACCCACCATATGATTCCGGCAGCTTGAATCAAGACAGCAAAAATCAAAGCTAGAGGTACCTTACTATCAAAATTCATTGCTACCGTCCACTTCTCTTTTCATATAGGCGTTCCTCTAAAACGCCAAGTTAGTTTTTAGATATTTTGTTCGCATACAGGCGGTCTTCTAGCACCCGTAGTCTGTCTCGTAGTTCAGCCATTGCTAATTCTGCGGCGAATAGCTTAGTGTTTTGGACATGATCAGAGCTGATCGGTTTGTCCTGGTTTTCCTTCATATCGGCCTCGATAGCTCGAAGCTTCTCTGTGTGCGTAGCTGTTTGATTTGTAACTTGAGATATTCTAGCGTCTAACTGAGAATAGCCCCACACGGCCAAGATCACTGTGCCTAGGATCTGAATAAGAAAGCTCAGTGAGAACTGTACACCTGCTCCTTGGTTTATTTGTGTGGGTGGTTTTGCCATTAGGTTTAATCACCGGACGCCATCATCTTAGACAAGGTCTCTGCCCGACCTTTGACTTGCTCTGCCCACTTAGAATCCAGCATCTCTACCGCTGCTGTTTCATAATCGGCTGATTCTAACGCCATTAGAAACAGTTTGAACTGAGAAAGCCTCGGACGACCCATATTAAACATCATGTCGGCAAGAACAAGCTGCCTTGTCTGATTCAGGGAACGCCAATCAGGCCACCACTGTGTTAATTCCTCTTCCACTATCCCGATGTCGTTTTCCAATAGGTAGTCGATTTCGTCTTCGGACAGCCCACGATCGTCCAGGTTTCGGCCCACCCCTATAGTGAGCTTGCCCACCGTATCGGTGTAGGGCTTATACTCCACCCCTTCATGCAGACGAAGTTGAACGATTAACTTTGCATGGTCCATCGACTCACCCTTTCTCTAAGTGAATAACGGCATCCCTACCTTTTCTAACCCAGCTAGACTAGCAATCCCCCCTTGTGGGGGGGCTGACGGCGGTGGCAACCCAAGGGAAGCAGTTGGTTTTCTCAGTGGGGTAGCTCTCTGACCGGAAGGAATGGTTTCGAAGAGCATCCTATCTGTTCCTGGTAAGATCTCATCTAACCGAGAGCCTTGAGGGGTGGTTTTTATTCTCTCCGCAGCTAAGTCCGGGTAACTTCTATTCACTGCTTTACCGGACATAGGCGTGATATTAACCCGTTTAACGCCGTCTCCTAACGTATTAAGCTCATAGTTTCGTCTTGGTGCTTCTCTGACCGCCGTTTTCATGATCAATCGGCCAAGGGTTTTTTGAACTCTTTTACCTACCTGATCTTGTTTGAGCATATGCTCAAATTGAGCCAAAGTTACAGGCTCTGTAAAGACCGCTGCCATAACTTTTTGTTTCATAAGAATTTTCAGCAGAGCTGGAACCTGCCCCTTCATTGCAAGTTCACCAGCTTTTGAGGCCTCTTGCGCTGCGGAAAGGCTAGCCCCAAAATCTTCAGCATCCTTAAACACCGTGCTAAGTCTGCCAAGGGTTGAAACCACGTCTCCTAGCTCAGGAACATCCTCCATAACCCAATCATAAAGAACGCTCATAGGAGAATTTCTTCCCCTCATATCAGCGATAGCCTTGCTAACCTTATTATAAGCGACTCCAAGAGTCCCTTCCGCTGCCGTTTCTTTTGAAACCTCGTTTAGGATGCTCCCCAAGAAATGTTTTTGTAGCTGTTTTTTTACCGCTACACGAGAATCTCCTGTTAACGTGTTAAAGACAACTTTAATGTCTTGTGCACTTGTTTGTCCTGGTGAAAGAGGTGCGCCCCTATTTGACCCCAGTTTAGCTAGAAGAGCCGATATAATTCCCTGAGATTCTTCCGCTGCTTCTCCTAAAAACCCTTTACCTTCTAAAGAAGGTAGGAGTTGGGAAAGTCCTGATGAAGCGTCTTCTACCGCTTCTCTAAAAGGGGACAGCCCTGTTTCAAATTTTTCTAAAAGCTGGGCTTGGCTAACTATTCTTGTCCGCTCTTCTAAACTAGGGAAGAACCATTTTAAGTTCGGATTGTCTATGATGTCGCGTGTTCTAGATAAATCCTTGAACCCCGTTATTTCCAAGAGCTTCCCCGCAAGCTTTCCTGGCTCTGCCTGTAACGCGAGAGTTGTTGCTTCTTTTAAATGACCTCTAAATCTATCAACAATCTTTTTTCGTTCACCCCTAGTCATCGCTGCGACTATCTCTCCAGACTCGCCCAAATATTGTTTTGGGATGTTCGCGGGAACATTGTCTACAAGAGTAGCTAACGAAGCTAAATCATCCGGACCCAACACCTTTTGTCCGTCTAAAAAAGGCTGTATCAAGCTTTCAAACGGTCTAGTATTTCCGCCCTGCAAGGCTCGCCCGATATAACCCGTTCTCAACGTGTTGGTCGTGTACTGACTCAACCACTTAGCCTGGGCCACCGTTTCTTTCATATTAGGGGCAACACCCCCAAGTTGATCCAACGCTTGGTCCCAAACGCCATCTAAAGACTTCTGTAGTGCTTCAACGTATTTGTTCTCTGTAGAGGTGACATCCACCATTTCAGCCAGTTTTTTCTTATAAGCATCCACTTGCTTCAGAACACTGAACACTTCTTCTCCTGTTTGAGACTTCACAGGATCGTTGAAAAGCGCTGTTTCTAACTCTTTAGAAATTTTTGCCAGCTCGGCAGATTGTCCACCGATGGTTTCTACTACGGTTTTAGTGCTTGTTTGAGTGCCTCCCGGTGTTACGTTCCCAAAGCTATCAAGCACCGTTCCTTCCTCAACCACGTTCGTCACTTGTCTTTCTTGAGTGCCCAAAACTCCTTCTTGGACAACTTTCGTTTGAGCTCTTAGATCAGTTAGATCCAGCCTAAACGTCGCGTTTTTGATTTCCGGAGAGTTTAAAATATTCTGAAAAAGATCGTCTCTGATTTTTCTGTCGAACTTCGCTATCTCTTGCAAAGTTTTAGCGGCCATTCCAGCTTTAAACTGAGCATTTGTTGTGGCCGAGCTAGCATCTAGCGGGTCATCAAACAACACAGTTCGAATTTTTGAAGACATCCCTTCAACTATCTGTCCTAATTGCTCTGGGGTCACTGCCCCATCTATCTCTCCGCCATTTTGGTTCACTTTATCCATTAAATATTGAAGGAGCTTCTCTGACTGTTCTTTTCTGACTGGTCCATAGAGTTCTGGACTCAAAGCTTGGCTTTGCGCCAATAGCCGTTTCATAATTCCACTATCAATTAAGTTCCCTACCGTAACGGGCACACCCGCGTTGTACCCCGCCTTCAAGATATTTAACTGATCGTTTTTTGCTCCTGTTAAAAACAGCTCTTTGAAAGCTTGCTTTCCTGCTGTAGATCCAGATATTAGCCCAAAAACACCCGCACCCACCTTGCTGAAGGCGGTGAACGCACCAGCAATAGCAGATTCCATATTATCCGTGGTTACTACCGAATCTTCACCACGGACCACATCTAAAGCGGTCGCATCATCGAGCCACTGTCCTATTTTATCTAACTGAAAAGCAGCGCCGCCTTTTATGGCACCGGAAGCAGCTCTAAGAACGGCAGATTTTGCCTTGCTCTGCGGAAGAACATCGATCAAAGCGGGCAGCAAATTTTGAAAGTTAGTGAGTTCCCCTGCTACGTCTACGATATCAAGGCCCATATCGTTATAGATCGGTGCTATTCGAGCTTTAGCTTCTACATCCCCTTTAAAAGCTTTCTTTGTTTCAGTGAACAGCTCGGCCAATCCCCTCCCAGAAAAGGTGTTCTGATAATCAAACCTATCTACCTGATGCAAGGCTCCACCGGGCGTTGTAGAAAACAGCTCTACCGTGACCTTTTGAGCTGGGTCTTCAAACGATTGTCCTACTTCTTTGACGTAAAACTCTCCCTCAGGATAGAGGTTGTTGAAAAACTGCCTTTTTTCTTCTGCCGTGTCTAACGTAGCGTAATTGAACCGATCACCAGCGGTTAGAGGAGATCCTTCGGAAGAAAACCTGTTTCCAAAAGCAGGGTCATTAGCCACCATGGCATCAATTCTTTGTTGCTCGGCGTTTGCGGGGACATCTCCTTCACTGGCTTTTTGATCAAATATTTTGTAATCAAAACCTTCAGGCTCTATCTCCCCACTAAGTATGGCTTTTTTAATCCTAGCCGACCGAGAATCCATAAAGCTCAGACCTGATCGAACGGCTCGCAGGGGATCATCATCAGAAATCGTGTAGGCATCCGGATTATCTTCTATTATTTGTTTAATGAACGGGTAAAGGTAACGATCTGAATCCACAGTACCCCCCAGGAAATCACCTCCAAATGGTGCGCCCAATCCTTGAGAGCCCGGAACGGTCACTGCTTTGTTTAGAAGAAGTTCCTTTTCAAGTTGATCTTCTAGGCTTACAGTATCCATAGCAGCGGGTCTGCCTTCTATTTCTTTCGCCTTTTCTAGAGCGATTTGCGCCCTTATTTCGTCTTCGAGGCTTACTTCCGCAAGGCTACTCATTTAATGTTCTCCTTTACAATTCGAGTAGCATCTGCTTGATTGAAATCAAACCCTGAGCCCATTAGTATCTCCTGGAACACCCCGCTGTAGTACCTGAATTGTTCCTTTTCTAGATCGCTGCCCTTCGTAACCCTTGATGGACCTATTATGAACCTAAAAGCTCCTTTAACTCGTTCTGAATCGCCAGAACCAAGCTGCTCTCGAAGTAACTGTCTTTCCAAGAGAGCACTGTCCTCCGTGCCTGTCTGTAACCTTTTCATTTTGGGGGTGCGGAGAGTTACTGCAACGTCAACATTTCCTGCGTACGTCGGCAGAGGGTTGTAAAAGTTTGGATCCTTTTTAGCTAGTTCTTCAGCCTCTTCGCTTCTATAACCCGCTTCATATTCCGCTATTTTGTCCCGAATGTTGAGCATTGTGACTCGGGAAGATTGTCCCACAGGTGCCGACCTATATAGATCGTTGTAAATTTGTTGCTTTTCTAGAGCTCTTTTTTCAGATCTTTCATAAAGCTCGATAATTCTTGCATTTCCTTCAACCGTTTTAAGGGCGTCTGGACCCAAGCTTTTTACTTCTTGGAATTCAGATTCATTTAGATTTCCTTGAACAAGAGTAGCGAATGCAATAGTGAACTGCTTCCCTATTTCCTGTCCTAATGCTATTCTACCCGACTCTTCTTTATCCGTATAAGCGCCCTCAGCCCCCAACGATTTTAAGAAACTGTCGGGGGACACTCCTATCAAGCCAGCTAGTTGACGAATCTTATCAGAAGCGTTTTTAAAGGACTCTGTGAAAGGACCGCTATCTATTCCTTTCATAGCCGATTGAAATTCTCTAGCTCTATCCGCTATGGTTCCCGCTGAAGAGGCTGCGTTATTGACCTCTTCGCCGTACGTACCAAGAAGTTTTAAGTTCGCTATTTCTTGTGCCTGAGCTACGGCGGATTTACCAGCGAGAGCGGCCTTTGATTCTGGGGTCATCGCGTCATTTCGCGCGATTTCAAGAAGCAGGTCTCTTCCCTCTTGCGCTGTAAGATCGTTGTTTCTGACAGCAGCCGCAATGGCTCTTTCCGCTTGTGTAGAAGTAATCTTTGAAGGTGTTCTACCAGCAAGCGCCTTGATACGATTGGCCTCAGCTAAGTCTGCTGCCGTTTGTTGTGCAAGCCAAGCCGTGCCCGCTTTCGTACCAGCGGCAGCTTCCGAAGCGTATTGAAGGCGTTCGTTGTCCAGTTTACGCTTTTCCTCTTCTTGCAAGGCCGCTGATGATGACTTTGTTAACATGCCCAGGCCCGTCCGCCATTCTTTTCCCGGCTCACCCATCAGACCTGCTGCAATAGCTGGAGCGCCTATTTGAAAAACACTCGGCCAAAACCCTTTTTCCGGTGTTTGAGGAACTGCGGGTTGCAGAGACATAAGCATCTCTTTAATCTGTGGGGCGGACAAAGCTGCCCCGCCCTCCAAGAACATCTGAGTGGGCATAACACCAGCGATGTTTTCTTCAACAGCCATCATTTCCATGGGCATTGGCTGGTCTTGCGGGAGCATGGTTGCAAGACCCCCCAAAGAGTCACCTCCCATACCGCCCATCAAGGCGCTCATGTCGCCGAGGTCACCCATACCACCTAGATCGCCAATACCGCCCGTGCTGCCCCCCTGCCCGCTCATCTGCCCACCCAGTTGCACCATGGCTAGGGTAGGTTGAACAAGCGCAAGGACACTTTTAGGCGTTGCCGCCGCATCTTTTGGGCCTACAAGCTCCGACAACTCATCACGGTAGTCCTCTTCAGACCGATTCTCACCACGCAAGGCATTCATCATGCCCAACTCGTCTTCAGCCGCATCAATACCGCGGTCGGTTTCCTCTATCTTTCCGGCGACGCTCCCTGCCATCATACCACCAATGTCACGAGCCTCTTGCTCGCTCATAGGCATGGGCGCATCCATAGGCATGGGCGCATCCGGATCGTCTCCCAAGGCCATACTAGTAATGCCAGTCCCCTCTATCATACTTCGGGGCATGTCAAACAACGGACGACTCAGTGCATTCATTTCACTTCACCCACATTCACACGTGCCTAAAAAAGACTTAACCGCCAAGAACTCTGCCCGCCTGAAGTCCCGCCAAGCCTCCGCCAATACCCGCCGCCCAAGGATTAGACACACCAGCAG